AGCTTAAAGCTGTTAATCAGATCCTGGCGTCAGTTGGTCAGGCTCCTGTAACCACGTTGACAACTGAAGAAACACTTATCCTTAATGAAGTAAGTCGGTTTACTGGTTATATTAATGGTACTACACTCTTTACAACTAAGAGTGATTTAAGCCAAGGATCTTATATTGGTGGTTCTGGTGTTCTAGAAAACACTTCGATCGCCACAGTACGTACAACCTTTACTCCTAATGCTAGCTGTTCAGGTACTACACTGACTTCTAGTTCTGCTTTTATCCCTCAAGGTGTGAAGATTACTAGCAGTAACATTACTACAGCTATTGAAGTGACTAGCGGTCCTACTGCTAGTGGTGATAATTTTACTTACACTGTTGATAATTCTACCACTGCTGCAGCCGCTAATCTTACCCTTGATCCTATTTATTATAACCATACCCTAAACATTAACCACGCTACTGCGGTGGGTAACACAGTTACTCAATCTAGTTTGACTGAATCTAGTGTTTCAAAAAGAGTTGAAAACCAAACCAACCCGGACGTTGCGATTGCACTCAACACCTTGAGAGAGGTGTCACGTGAAGTACAGAGCGAAGGGTGGACTTTCAATAAAGAATACGATTATACACTTACCCCTAACTCGGATGACGAAATCTTGATCCCTGATAACATGCTTCAGGTTGATTTGAACACCTCTGCAAAGAGGTTTGCCAACCGTCAATTCGATAGCGTTAACCGTGGAGGGAAACTCTACGACCGTATCAAACATACTTACAAATGGACTGATACTGAAGTCCATGCTGACATCCTGTGGTATTTTGAATGGGAAAACATTCCTGACCCTATCCAAGCATTTATCGTAGCACGTGCTGCTGCTATTTTCTCCAGCCGTACTATGGGTGATCCCAACCTGTTCCAAATGCTCCAACAGAAGGAGGCATTTACACGGGCAATGGCTATGGAGTATGAGTGCAACCAGGGTGACTTCTCCTACTTTGGTGAGCCCCAGGGGGAAAATTACTACAATAGCTATAAACCGTTCCAGACCTTGCAACGCTAATGACAGCCGTAACACAACAGATCCCTAATTTTCTTGGTGGTGTATCCCGCCAAACTGACGACAAGAAACTAATCAACCAGCTGACTGAGTGTGTTAACGGTTACCCTGATCCTACATTTGGTCTGCTAAAGCGTCCTGGTATGAAGCACACTAACGTGTTAATGAGAGCCGATGGTACTGCATTTACTGCAAATGACTTGGAAGATGCATCCTGGTTCTTTATTGACCGTGCAGCGGCTGGGTCGTTTATCGGTGCTATTCAAGGTACTGACCTGTTTGTATGGACAGCAGGAGAAGGTACATTTTGCACAGTAACAAATAACGGTACCGGTTATCTAACTGGAACAGCGCCAGATCACTACCATTTCCGCAGTATCCAAGATACCACGATTATTACAAATAATCAAGTCACTGTCGCAATGCAAGCGGACAACACCTTTGTTGCCAACTCCCAGGCTACTGTAAAATTAAAAACACTTACAAATGGTGATATTTGTACTATTAATATCACAGGTACCCAGCAAGGTGAGACCGAGCCTACTACTCAAACTGCAACAGCAACTGCTCAAGCTGCTGCTACCTTTACAACATTTTTGACTGGTACACACGATACTAACGATCTACTTGGTGCTATTGAAAATTTACTAGAAACTCGTCAGAATGCGAATGATGATGAGTTTAATGGTAGGTGGTATCTAAACTCGTTTGCTAATAGCATCACTATCCGTAGAACTACAGAAGCTAACGGTATTCGAACAAATGAAGAGCCTGGAGATAATGTAACCTACCGAGCTTTTACAATAACTGGTCAGGGTGGTCCAAACAATAATACTATTGAAGTATCACAAGATTCAGTTGGAAACGTAGCTGAACTTCCGCTAGAATCTTTTCATGGGCATACTATTACTATTCTAAATAGTGCCGCTGCTGAAGATGATTATTATGTAGAGTTTGTTGCAGATGACGGCGAGGGTGGTAAAGGTTCTTGGAGAGAGACTAGAGCACGTAATGTGTCACCTGGTCTTGATAATGCTACTATGCCGCATGAGTTAGTTAATACAGGCGCTACTACCTTTACGTTCGGTCCTATTGATTACGAGCCTCGGCGAACAGGTGATGATACCACCAACCCACAACCTTCTTTTGTCGGTGAAAACATTACCTGCTCTTTCTTTTACAGTAATAGGTTTGGGTTCTTGTCTGAGGACAACGTTATTTTTGGTGTTGCTAACGACAGAGACAACTTCTTTGCTAGGTCTGCATTGACTCAAATTGCTTCAGATCCTATTGACCTAAACGTATCTAGTGTGCGTCCCGTCACATTGTCCGATGTTTTACCGTCACCACAGGGTTTGTTGCTATTTAGTGAACGGCAACAATTCCAAGTGTACGCTACAGATGCAAGCACTCTAACACCTAACTCTGCTGTTATCCGCACCTTGTCTAACTATGAGATGGCTACTAACGTGGAGCCTGTAGACATTGGTACTACTGCTGCATTTGTTAGCCGTGTACCCGGTTACAGTAAACTGTTTACCATGTCTCTACGTGACGTTGAACAAACACCTATTGTGGTGGACATCAGTAAAGCTGTACTAGAATGGATTCCTAATGGTGTAGATGGTATTACTGTCAGCCCGCCTAACTCTCTTGTTATGCTGGTCGATCGTGATACATCTTACTTGTATGTATACCGGTTTTATAACAATGGCAAGGAAGATCTATTTCAAGCATGGGTAAAGTGGGAGCTACCTGGTACTATCCAAGCCGCCCGTATTATCAATGATTCAGCTATTATTATTTCGCAGCAAGAGGATCAATATACTATAGGTTCTATTGAGTTGGATGAGCTTCCGTCTGGTAACGTTATAGCTACGACAGATGATTTTACTGGTAACGTACCTCTTGATATGGCTACCCGCCCTGTCAGCCCGACGGGAATACCTTCTACGCTCGGTAGTATTGTTGGGGGTACAGGATACGCAGATAGTACTGATGTAGCAACTACTGGTGGTACTGGTACAGGATTGACTGTTGATATTACTACTACTGACGGGGTTATTACTGCTGTATCTATTGACACTGCAGGTACTGGATATACAACCGGCGATGTAGTTACTATTAGTGGTGGAGGCGGTAACGCTACTGTTTCTGTAGCCAGCCTTACTGTTGCAGAAGTTGTGTATGACGAAGATAACGACATGACTAAGATCTACGTACCTTATACTCCTATTGACGATAAGGACGCTGTCATGCTTCTTACAGTGCCTACAGCAGATGATGGTACAGACGATGAACTAGACTCAGACCAGGGCTACTGGGCTAAGGCTGTTGAACGTATAGAACCTGGAACTAACTTCCGTTATTTTGAAGTAAAGGGTGACTTTACTGACTATGCTGACGGTATTGTGGTTGGTTATGGTTATGACTTAGAAGCTGTTTTACCCAAGTTTTACCTTAGAACACAACAGGGACCTGATTTTACAGCTTCTTTGATTGTCAGTAGGGTTAAGCTGTCTGCTGGTCGTACTGGTGCTATTCGGTTTAAAATTAAGCCAACTGGCTCTAACGAATGGAGAGACGTACAACACACTGCAGAAGGTGATATTTATTCTGGTGATACTAATCCTGTAGTACAGGACCGGCTATTTACCTTACCTATCCATCAACGTAACACTAATTTTGAACTTAAAGTGACAAGTGATTTTCCATACCCTGTATCGTTGGTGTCGATGATGTGGGAGGGTAACTATTCTAACAAGTATTATAGGAGGTCTTAATGTTTAATCCCAAAGCTAATAACCTCCTAGACGAACAGATTGCTGTCTCCGGTCTGGAGATGAACATTGCAGGTGTTTTTGCAGGTATTTCAGCTGTAGCTTCTATTGTTGGTGGTATTGGTGCATCTAGCCAAGCGGCAAAAAATAACCGAACTGCTGCAAAAAACGCTGCAGATCAACGAGCAGCTGCTCAAGAGCAAGCACAGAAAACCAACACATATAACAAAAAGGTTTTTGCTGCTGATAAGGCTAATTATTATAGCAACCGTGCTTATGAGTGGGAGACAACTCTCAGGAACTATAAGTACAACCAAGAAATTCAGGAGTACAACTACCAACAAGCTGCTTCTCAATACCTAGCTTCTGTAGAGAATACACAGAATCAACTTGCTTACAACAGTATGGCTGCAATGCAGGCACGGGAATCTGAGCAAGCTTCTATGAATGACATTCTAAATGAAGATGCGTTTCAACGTGAAAGTCTGTTGGTAGAGCAGTTGAAAAATGAAGGGCAGGCTGCTTTGATGCAAGGTGGTAAATCTAAAGCTAAGGCTATGCAAAGTGCTATGGCTCAAAGTGGTAGAGACCGTGCAGTGATGGATGCTAGCTTGAAAAGTGCTCGGCTGCAATCTGACCGTAACATGCGTGATATTGCTCTTGGTAAGTTTATCGACGACCAAAATGTTAGAGCAGCTATGATGGTAAGACCAGATCGTTTGCCTAGTATGCCTGCACCAGTTCAAGCACCTGAACGTATTTTTGTGGCTCCGATTGAAGCGACAGCAGCGTTTATTCCAGCACCGTTACAACAAAGTACTTTCGCACCTCTTGTACAAGGTATTGGTTCTGCAGCTGGTACTTTGATGCAAGCTGATCTTCGCGGCGCATTTGGTAACACATACCCCTAATTATGGCACAGTATCGTAGAGCCGCACAAGCTCGTGGTTACAGCCCTCGTCGGGTTGACCAGAGCAACATCCAGCGTATGCGGGAGGACAGTGAACGCACTGCCCGTAACATGCGTGAGCGTGCAGAAACGGAGATCTCTGAGCGGCGGAGAACCCTTGCACAACAAAAAGAAGACCAAGCCGCCACACGGCGGATGGAGGAAAAGAACTACGCAATCCAAACACAAAACTCTAATAGAGAGCTTGAAGGTTTGCGTTTGCAAGCGCAGCGTGATTCACAGCAAGCTGCTATAGATATTAAAGCTAGTAATCAAATCTTCCAAAGTATTGCTCAATTTAGTGATACTGCAGTTAAAGTTCTTGGCGAAGAGAAGAAGCAACAGGATGCACTAGAATATCAACTTGAACTTAACAAAGAGATGTTAGGTTTGGGTAATCAAGAGGAGACTCAAAATGCTCTAAAGGAGAACGCAGCGGTCGGACAAGCGAGGCATAACAGTCTTTTAAAAGCCGAGGAAACTGGTGGTCTTGATCCTTATACAAGATCTCAAGTTGCTAATAGAGAAGAGACTCAACAGGTTCAGTTAGGCTTAGCCCAGGCTAATGCGTATGTAGTAGATGGTACGTTTATCAGAGAATCAAACGCTCGGGTAGAACAAGTTAGAGCCGCCATTGAAGAACAAGGCGGTGAGATGACTTACGAAGACGCCAGAAAAGCTATTGGTGATGTCTATAGAAGTCATGTTGAATCTCTTCGTCTGCAAGGTTATCCAACCTCTCTGGCTGTTAAAGTTCTTACCGGTATTAACGAACAAATTGGGACAGTCTTAAAAACACATAGAGAGCAATTTACTGCCTTTAACAACAACCAAGTCCTTGAAAAGAACCTAACTATTTTTCAAGACTCATCTAAAGAAGACTTGCCTATTGTCTTCCCTAATGTGTACAGTAAAATCCTGTGGCACCATAAGGGTAGTCATGCTGAGGCATGGAAGGAGTTGATGCCTTCTATGACAGCTGTTGATCCGAGGACAGGCAATCCTGTTATGGATATGGATACTATCATGAGCCTGCCCCTTACTATTAACGGTAAGGATACGACAGTTGGTGAGCACTTCACTAACCCTCAAGGTCAAGCTGTAGGTGTTTTGGCAGAGGCTATTGCAGGTCAGAACTCAAACATGGCTAAATGGCAGACAAATAGAGATAAAGTTGAGCGAGCAGCTAATTCACAGCTAGAAGATGAACTTGCCCGCGTTGCGGCAGCCAACCCTACTGCGGCAAATATCGGTGAGCTGCAACGTCAGTACGTTGAGTTGACACAAGGTGAGCAGAGTGAAAAGCTTACCAACATGGGTAGGCATGTTGCTGTCGAAGTACAGTTGCGTAATAACCGTGCTCTAGAACTTCTTTCTAAAAAGGATGAAGACATCACTCAAGCGGATGTCGATGCCATGGAGGTAGTAGGCTCTGCCGAGCAAAAGAAAGCTTTTAAAAGCCGGTATGTAAATGGCAACGGTCAATACCATACAACAGAGGCTAAAGGGATTATCGACAACGCCACTGCTGTTATCAAAGGTCAAACTACTTTTGGTACAACTAAAAGAGCATTGACTGGTCAGCAAGTTGCTAT